CGCCGTATTCTAAATCACCCTGCCAGTGGCTCTTGCCCACCAAGAACGGCTCTTTGTTGTCGTCTAGTCTGTAGTGATAAAACGGAGGAAAGTTCAGTCGCACATGGACTGGGCTTAGTATGGGTTCTTCAATCAGTTCGGCTAAGGGATCTTCGGGTTCCAATTCCAGCTCAAATATTTCGTCAATTTTTTTCTTTTTGGTAGCACTCTTGGGTATCTTTTTGGGTGCCATGGGTATGTGTTCCCAGCAAGTGATTCTGAACACTAGATCTGTATTGGGGATTTTAACGGGATCTACAACCTGTCCAGTTTCTCGCTTGATACGATCGGCCCTATTGCGGCGTGCTTCTGCCACTGTGCGTTGATTTATTTTTAACACCGTGGGCAGGATAATGTCATATTGATGATCCAGCACAGGATCACGATAGGTGCAGTAGGTATTTTTGCTTAGATGTATTTCTTTCAAGATATCTCTGTTGTTGAGATAGTTGACTTTTGCTGGGGTTTTTGGTATGGTTGTGGCCACTAGTAAATCTCCTTAATGTGTATTTATTTTACAACACTTTTGAGTTTTGTCAACCTCTATATCATTATATAGGTGGTTTATTTTTGCGATAAATATCGTATAGGAAAAATATTATGGCTGATTTAGCAGGACAGACAGTTACTACCACTAACGGAAACAGTGTGACCTATGGTCCCGATGGCAAGCCCAGGATGACTGTAAGCCCCGACGGCACAACAAAATATTATGATACATCCGGCATTGAAACCAAGAACCCAGAGCAGATACAAGCAGCCAAGGCCGCAATCAATTCACAACCCAACTACAATGTTCCACAAACTCCAACCATTGGTCCAGCTGGTCCTCAGCCCATTAATCCGCCGACCAATGTTGCGGCCTTGGTCGAATCTGGACAAACTCCACAAAGTGCGTTACGGACTGCCATCGAAAATCCTCAGCTAACTGCGGCACAACAGCTTAATGCTCAAGCTCAAGCAGCAGAACAAACTGCCTTGGTAAATTTAAACGAAGCTCAACTCCAACTGGGAAAACTAACACCCGGCACAGACGCCTATAATAGGGCACAACAGTCAGTGACTCTGTTGAGTGAGCAAGCTCAACAGGCCGAAACACGAGTCCAGGCCGCCCAACAAAATTTAAAAATAGAAGCAACCTTGGCACAGGATGCCGGTCGAATAACCACGTTGACTCCGGAAGAACAACCAAATCTTGATCAGTTCAATGTTGTATCAGCCAACAAAATAAGTGCGGCAACTCTAGTTGACGATCCATTTGGGCAAGCTGGGCTTCCACCAGAAGCGGCATTGTTTGTCGCCCAGTCGGTCACAAATCCTGATCCGTATAACGCACCACCCGAACTTGATGCCACTGGTAGTCTAGCAGAAGCGGCAAATGCCCCAGATCCATATGCAAATTCACCCGAACTTGATGCCACTGGTAGTCTAGCAGAAGCGGCAAATGCCCCAGATCCATATGCAAATTCACCTGAAATTGATGTCACTGGTAGCCTGTTTGAAGCAGCAAATGCCCCAGATCCATATGCAAATTCACCTGAATTTGATCCTACTAGTAGCCTAGTAGAATATGCGGCAACTATTGAATCAGGGCGAGTATCTGCTGGAGTGGCCGAGGCAAGAAAACAACAGATCTTGATTGATCAACAACGCAACTTGAACAACGCTGACTGGCGAGTTCGCTTGAGTCTAGCATCAAACAGTGACTATCTATACAACGTGGCCGAACCTGGAATACTTGATGCGTTAAAACCCAGCAACGGCGTGATATTCCCTTACACACCGCAGATTGCTACCAACTACAAGGCCAATTATAGCAACTATGATCTTACCCACAGCAACTATCGTGGATATTTTTATCAAAACAGTTATACAGATCAGGTGGTTATCACAGCCGCGTTTACAGCGCAGAATACCCAAGAGGCCAATTACTTGTTGGCAGTCATACACTTTTTTAGATCAGTAACCAAGATGTTTTATGGACAAAGCCCACACGTGGGATCACCGCCTCCGATCTGTTATCTCAACGGCCTGGGCGAATACCAGTTTAACAAACATCCGGTCTTGGTCACAAACTTTGCCTACACCTTGCCAAATTCTGTAGATTACATCCGTGCTGGCAGCGCCAACAACCTGCAACTCAACCAAAATCCCTTAAGGCCAAAAACCAATACTGCAAATCCAGCACTTGCTTCAGTGCGACGCTTGGCCAATACTTTTTTAAAACCAAATGTCAATCCAATCACTCGCCCACCCACCAGTATGCCAATCAAAAACAATCCAACCTATGTGCCAACCAAAATGGACATAGTGGTAACCCTATTACCGGTACAGAGTCGCACACAGGTCAGCCAACAGTTTAATCTGCAGAGTTTTGCTAACGGACAACTGCTTAGAGGAGGATTCTGGTAATGGCCACGTACGACGCTTCCAGTCCGTATTATACCACTGGCTACAGTGAATTTTTCTTGGACACCATGACCAATCGCCCGATCCCGGCCCTGGCTAGCGATCAGCTCTGGATTATCGACTTGACCTATCAATATAGGCCAGACCTTTTGGCGTTTGACCTTTATGGTAATTCACGACTTTGGTGGGTATTTTATCAGCGCAATCCCAACACTTTGGCCAAACCACCGTTGGACTTTGTTGCAAATACTCAAATATATTTGCCACAGACCGCTACCTTACAAGCAGTGTTGGGAATATAACATGGCCGATCTCGATGTTGAAAGAATTAGTTCGGGTGAAGTTGTAGCAGAAAGTCAGTTGGCAAAAGACAACGGTGCCACGGTACAAAATCCTGCACGCAAGATTATCTATGATGGTAGAACTTTGGCCAATGTGCCCGGAGCCGAGATACAGCAAGCATTCGTGACTGGTCGTGTTAACCGACTACTCCAGTCTGGTTTTGTGTCAGTTGACAATGGAACAGCCAATGCCTTGCCTCTTAGTCGAAGCCAAGCTACTCCGCCCTACGACATCAATGCTTTTGCCAACTCGCCCGAAATTGATCCTGGCGGTAGTCTAGCAGCCCAGGCAGCCTCATACCAAGCTGGAGTGGGTGCCCGGAGTGATGACGGGGTCACAGTTACAGGCAACTCAACCAAGGACATAATCAATGCCACTTTTTCAACCAACACCAATCAGCGCATCTACACACAACCCAATGTGCTAGATGACTATGCCAGTTACACCTATCAGATCAGTTGGTATCTGCTGGATCCATTCCAATATAATACTCTACAAAATTCTCCAAAGGTGAATCCTGCCGGCTGGTCATTGTTGATGCAAAGTGGCGGATCGCCAATAAAAGGCCGTAATCCAAGATTTCCTGTGGATTTTTATATTGACGATTTAGAATTAACCAGCAAGATGAGTGGCAAAGGAACGAATATGCCACACAATGTTACCTTGTTCAAATTTAAAGTGGTTGAACCAAATGGCATGACCTTGATCAATCAACTGTATCGAGCAGTCAAGGATTTATACGGTCCAGGCGATAATTCTCCTGAACTTGATGCCACTGGCAGTTTAGCAGAATCAGTAAAAAATATCAAAGGAGTTGAAGCCAAATCATCTCCACCCAACTACGCAGCTGCGATTTATTGTTTGGCCATACGATTTTACGGATACGATTCTGGTGGTAATTTGATAGCACCGGCTACCGGGCGATATAGTCCAAACTCCACGCCTGGCCTAGTTGGACCAACCAATGATACCGAAGCCATTGTAGAAAAATATATTGCATTCAATTTACTAGATTTAAAATTCCGTACAGGCCCCGGCCAGTCTTCTAAAGGTATCGAATATTTTATTACGGCCCAGGCTGTGGCCATGAATACCGCGTTTGGTCAAGCCCGGGGAACGATACCGTTCCAGTTTGAACTGTCCGGCACCACGGTGGGCGATTTGTTGATAGGAAAATCAGCTCAATCAGAACTGAAAGAAACATTCATACAAGATGGTCGTGTGCCGCAGGCAAGTCCACCAGCACAAAATGTACCTACTGCACCAACCACGCAACAGCTGGGTGCTATGGCTGCTGGAACAGACCCTAACGCTGTAACTGACTCGGGCATGGCCTTTGGCGGTGGCGGGTTAACAGGAGCATAATCATGGCTGACTTAACAAACAAACAACAAAATTTAGTCGACGACGGAAAATTTAGCAGCAACTTTGGTGCTGGCCCAAGACACGACAAACGAATGGGCATAGTGGGCCCAGATATAAAAGCCAAAGAACAAGAACAAGGTCGACGAGAACCTTTGAAAAAAGTTCCACCAGCCAAGACACCTCCCAAGGCTCCTGGAGCCCCCACTGGGAGAACCGCATATTTGTTTACGGGTCTAGCCGAAGCATTGAACACCTATCAAAATGATTTGGTCAAAAGAAAAATTTATTCTAAAGCAGACGTGTATGAATTTGAATTCCAACCCGAATCAATGGCTGCTAGTAAAGTTAAAAGAGACGGCAGCACCGATCGATCAAAAACTGCTGGTAAACAGGCCACCACAGTCAGAGAAGCCAAAGATCCAAAAACTGATAAGGTGAACAATAACAGTCAAAACTGGAACATACAGGCTGGCACACAAATAGTGCAGGTCATTGATCAAATCATGCGCAGCAGCGAATTTGTCAACAACCAAGCCAAGTGGCAAGTGGATCCAGTCACACAAAAACTAATAGCCAGCCCAGGAACTGGTACTGGGCAAACTGTTTGGTACCATATAAGTGTACAGGCCACTGCGCTGGACTACGATGACAAACGACGAGATTATGCGTATAAGATGAAATTTATAGTAACTCCCTACGCCATAACACAGATGGCCAGCGAATATTTTCCAGACAGTGCCTATCGTGGCAGCCACAAAAGTTATAACTATTGGTTTACTGGACAAAACACACAGATTTTAAGTTATGAACAGACTTACGATTATCAATACCGACTGATCCTCAGTGGGTTGGCCCCAACCGAAGGCGGCCCAACAGGATCAAGAGGAGATCAAAAAGATTTTAGAGATCAGTATTCTCGTACTGCCATGCCCACAACCGAGCAAAAAACTGGACAAACCACAGGCGATCAAACTTCAGCAGCCGCGGACAGTGCTGCTGATTTTCTCTACGACTCTAAAGATTTTGCATTGGCACGCCTAAGGATCATAGGAGACCCGGCCTGGATACAAGAAGACAAAGTAGACCTAGGAGTCAATAATCAAACTTTCAATTTCAGACCGTTCAACGACGATGGTGGCATAAATTTCAACAGCCAAGAAGTAATATTTGACGTCACCTGGAACAATCCACAAGATTACAACCTGGAGACCGGAATAATGGATGTGTACCCCCAAGGTGGACGATCCAACGAGTACCTTGTTTACAAAGTTGTTACAGTTAAAAGTTTCTTTAGCCGAGGTCGATTTGAACAAGAACTAGAAGGCCAGCACCTAGTTGAGTACAATACCGGTCCTAAACCAGCCGAAGTACGGCCGCCAGTGCAACAAATAAAAAAGAAGCCTGCAGCACCACCGGACAGATCACGAGAATACGCACTCAAAGGTTTCAAAGGTACCGATCTACCGCCGGTTGGCACAGATACAGTTGGTGCATTTGTTGGATACCGTAGCCCAGGAATACGACGCAAAACTCTACTGGATCCCAAGGGGTACGGTGACGCATAACAGAGAACAAAGAACATGGGTATAACAAATCACGAACGAAGCACTGGAACACCAAAAACCTTTGACCAAGACCGAGGCGGACTACCCGGCACGGGCGGTCCTTATATCGGTGAAGTAAAAAACAATCTTGACCCCACACGCATGGGTCGCCTACAGGTGTACATAGAAAGTTTTGGAGGCTATGATAGTGAAGACGATCAAGGCTGGCGATGGGTCAGTTATTGCACTCCGTTCTATGGAGCCACACCCAAAGGTGGCAGTGCCGGCACTGGCACGTTTCTAGATGGCAATCAACAAAGCTACGGCATGTGGTTTACTCCGCCTGATATCGGCACACAGGTTTTGTGTATTTTTGTCAACGATGATCCCAGCAACGGATACTACATAGGGTGCTTGCCCACCAATGGAATCACCAGGATGATTCCAGCTATTGGTAGCGTGGTAAACACAGAAGCACAAACTCAAAATGCCATTCAAGGAGAATATCTAAGCAGTTCGGCAAGATTACCGGTGACTGAAATAAACAACAGTCCTGAAAATCCCCAGACCAGCGAAAGCCCCACATATTTCAACGAAAAGAAACCGGTACACAGTTATGTGGCCGGCATCTTGTTCCAGCAAGGTCTAAACAATGATAATGTGCGTGGAGCCATTGCCAGTAGTGCGCAACGCGAAAGTCCCAGCAACTGTTACGGAATTAGCACACCGGGTCGTGCCATCTATCAAGGCGGTCTAGGCGACACCGCTGATGCCAAAACCCTGGACAAACAGACTCTGCAGGGAATCAAAGTTATTGGTCGCCGAGGCGGACACAGTTTTGTCATGGATGACGGCGCCCTGGATGGTTCTGATAACTTGATCCGTATACGCACCAGCAAAGGTCATCAAATAACCATGAGTGATGATGGCAATTGTTTTTACATCTGCCATGCCAATGGCCAGACCTGGGTCGAACTGGGCCAAGAAGGCACATTAGATGTGTACAGTACCAACAGCATAAACATGCGTACTGAAGGCACTATAAATTTACACGCCGATACAGATGTTAATATTTTTGCCGGCGGCAACATGAATTTTAAAAGTGTCAAAGGAACCAGCATACAAAGCGATGGCGGCGCGGATTTAGCCAGCAAAGGTAAACTCAGCCTGTTTGGTGAAAGCGGCATGGCGATCAAGAGCGGTGGCGGACTGGCGATCAAGAGCGGACTAGGAAGTTGGGCTTCAGAAGGACAACTGAGTCTAAGCGGCAGCAAATTACTGCTCAACAGCGGTGGTGGACAACCAGCTGATGCACCCGGTGCCATAACCAAGTATCTGCAACCGGGAGTAGAATTCAATCCCAGCACTGGCTGGCAAGTCAGCGCCACTGGTACTGAAAGTTGTTGTACCCGTGCTCCAACACACGAACCATACCCGTATCACAATCAAGGTGTGAATGTAAAAACTTCTATCGTACAGCCAGGACAACCAACACCACCGCCTGACGCACAGGCATTACCATCTGGAGTGACCATCACAAAGACATCATGAGCATATTCAATTATACGCTTCCTTCAGGTTCTACATTTAGATTGTCTGCGCCAGCTGGCACCACACAGCTACAAGCTGATTTGATATTTTATGGCCAAGTCGCCACCGGCGCTTTAGTGGGCTATAGTCCTGGACAGACCTTGACCAGTACTGAGACAGCCATCACTAAATTTGCGCTCAGCAGACTGGATCGAGGAACCGCCGGAGTTGATAATCAGGCAATACTAGCTTTACATGCAACATTGGTAAGCAACTTGCCTTCGGTTACCGGAATACCGCCCTTGGTGAACACTCCGTTGACAAATCCAATCAATCAGGCCAACTTGGTAAACATAAACTCAGAACTTCCTATTGCAGCAATTGGACCGCTTAGTTCAATACAGGTGCAAGGTATCCTGGCCCAGCTTGTCAACCTGGTTGATCAACCAAGTGATGTCATGAGCGACGACAAAGGTGTTGGACAATATGGCCTGAGCTGTGTTCAACTAGAACAAGCCGGATATGTCAAACCCAATACCTGGAAAAGATTCATATGGGATCCAGCACCGTTGACCAGCGTGTTGAGTGCTCCGGGGATTTGGACCGGCAAAAACGGAATCACTGAGGTTGCACAGTTTCTGGCTAACCCTGGCGCACAAACTCGAGCAATGACATCATTATTACAAGATGGTTATACCGGATTGGTATCGGGTGGAATCATCACACCAGCTACTACACAGGCAGTAACAGCCAGTGTTGGACAGGTGTTTACCGCGACAAACAGTGTGGTCAGTTCATTGACCAATACCGCAATTGGTGATATAGGTGCCTTGGTTACCAATGCCGGAAGATTTGGGTCTGCAGCCGCTGCAGCCTGGAGCGAAACTGGCAGTTTAACAAGAGCAATAACTGGGCAATTTCCAAGTCCGGCTGGTGTTCTAAGCAGTCTAAGTGGATCATTGAATACCGCAGTTGGTAGCATTGGACAGAATATAAATTCGCTGACCACAAGTCTTGACATCACTGGCAAGGCTGGTCAATTTGCCACAGCATTTAGTAATCCAACAAGTGTTATTACCAATTTGGCAAATACTGATGTTACTGCATTGGCCACTGGTGCTCTCAATAGTGCAACATCAGCGGTCACTGGTGCTATCGACAATGCCGCTGCGGCCGCAACAAATGCAGTCACCAATGCCGCTGCGGCAGCAACTGGTGCTGTTAATAATGCAATCGATTCAGTAAACAGCCAGATAACCAATGTAACCGACAAACTTGACAAGCTATCTAATTTGAGTCTCGATAATCTTAAAGATATATTTGGTGGTGGAGCTGGCGATTTAGTGGCAAAGGTTCAAACAGCGGCTGGATTTACAAACACAGTAAATCGCAGCACACTGGATGTGGCGTTTGTCAAGATATTGGGAAGTTCTAAAATACCAGTACCATCATTTGAAGCACCGTCGCTTAACAGTTTGTCATTGAGTTCGCTTGCAGATATTTCATCAGCATCGACCATATTACAAAACTTAAAAAGCCAAGGCGGTGCTCTACTAAGCCAAGTAACTCAAGCACAAAATACAGTTACAGGGCTAGTAAATCAAGCACAAAACTTAGCATCTAATCAGGCCGGGGGCGTGATCAGTAATGCTTTAAATCAAGTCACACGCCGGATAGGTTAAGAGTAAATACATTATGACAACTTTTATTGGATTCAACACAATCAATCAAAACAAATATTTTACCCTTACTGATTTTGAACTGATCAAGCGTGATTTGCTAAATGCGTTTAATATCAGACAAGGACAGGTGGTGGGATTGCCTTGGTATGGCACCACGCTGTGGGATAATCTATTTGAAAACCAAACACAGGATACCATTGGAGCCATCTACGATGAAGTACAACGTGTAGCCGGTGGAGATCCCAGGGTCTATATCAGCTCAATTGAAGTGTTCCCACAAGAAAATGGACTACTAATACAGCTAGAACTCACAGTGGTTCCTAGTACCAACGCACAGAGACTGAATATCTTTTTCAATCAAACCCAGCGTGTGGCCAGCTACGTATAATCTGGGCAGATTATACTTTCCATAAATACAAAACACTGGAACTACTATGGCTACAACCACAAGACAAACTGTAATATTTGGCGTTGAAGATTGGAAACGGATCTATCAGACCTATAGAGAAGCCGACTTCCAAAGCTATGATTTTGAAACACTCCGTAAAAGTTTTGTAGACTATTTGCGCCTGTACTATCCAGAAACATTCAATGACTACATTGAAAGTAGTGAATTCATCGCCTTGCTTGATGTCATGGCTTTCATGGGTCAAGCACTAGCTTTCCGCACAGATTTAAACACCAGAGAAAACTTTTTAGACACAGCTGAACGTAGAGACAGCGTGATCAAGCTGGCCAATCTGGTCAGTTATACACCATTACGCAATACTGAGGCCAGCGGCTATCTCAAAGTATTTTCTATCAGTACCACAGAAAATGTCATCGACTACAATGGTATCAACCTACAAAATATCACAGTAAACTGGGCTGATCCTACCAACCTTGATTGGCAAGAACAATTTACGGTTATTATAAATGCCGCCCTAGTCAACACACAGAGATTTGGTCGCCCTGGCGCCAGCCAAGATATCCTAGGGGTAAAAACCCAAGAATACACCGTCAACCTTGTTCCTGGATTCCTTCCTGTTGTTCCATACACTGCCACTATTGATGGTGTTAATATGCCATTTGAAGTGGTCAATGCCACATCGGTCGGCCAAGATTACATATATGAACCGGCTCCGTTGCCTGATGGTAGATTCAATATCTTGTTCCGTAACGACCAGTTGGGATTTGCCAGCGCCAACACCGGATATTTTTTCCTGTTCAAACAAGGCACCTTACAAAACCAAGATTTTAATTTGGCTGAACGAATTACCAATCGTGCTGTCAATATCAATATTGACGGTATCAACAACACCGACGTGTGGTTGTATCAATTGGATAATCTTGGCAACACACAGTTTTTTTGGAGACCAGTACAAAGCGTATATGCTGCGGCTGTACAACAATTAATTCCCGGCACACAAAACATCTACAGTATCTCCAGCAGAGCCAATGATCAAATCACTTTGAATTTTGGTGATGGCATATTCAGCACTATTCCAGTTGGAACTTTTAGAACTTATGTGAGAGCCAGCAATGGATTGACCTACATAATCAATCCACAAGAAATGCAAAGTGTTCAGATTCCCATCAGCTATGTGAGCCGCACAGGACAGATTGAAACACTGACCTTTGTGTGCGGAATCACCCAGCCGGTCACTAATGCCCAGTCTAGAGAGACCATAGCTGAAATCAAGCAACGTGCTCCTGCGCAATACTACACACAAAACAGAATGGTCAACGGTGAAGACTACAGCAATTTTCCATTTACACAATACAACAGCATACTAAAAAGCACAGCAGTAAATCGTGCCAGCATCGGAACCAGCAGATATCTTGACCTGGTTGATGGTACAGGAAAATATTCCAGCACAAACATTTTTGCCAGTGACGGTGCCTTGTATGAAAGCAATTTGACTCCGGCATTTTTATTCAGCTGGCTCAGTATCAACGACATCAGTGATGTGGTCTACAATCAGATCAATCCGCTATTGGCCAAGGCCGGCATGCAACAGTTTTACTATGCCAATTTTCCAAGACCCGATTTGTCAGCACTGGCATACAGCTGGCATCTCAGCACAGTTATAACAAATGAAGCCACAGGTTATTTTGTGGACAATACAGGGCAACCGGTTCCGGTAGGCGCACTTTACACCAGCAACAATGCCAAATATATCACAGTTGGTAGTTTGGTAAAATTTGTTCCACCTGACGGCTATTACTTTGATGCAGAAAACAATCTACAGGCTGGAACAGCAACGCAACCAAATGAAAAAATGGAATTATGGGCCAGCCCTACTGCTGTTTACCTGTCAGGCACATCGAGGGGACTGGGTAATCTGCCAGACGGCACAGGTCCTGTAGTATTGAATACCTATGTACCAACTGGTGCTATACCAGTACAAGTTATTCCGGTATTTGTGATAGACTTGCCAACAGACTTAAAACAAAGCATAGTAAATCAGATTTATCTCAACCAAGATTTTGGTCTTGGATACAATAATCTCACAGCCACTTGGTATTTGATTACCAGCAGCAATCTAGATGCAAATGCTGAATTTAGTTTGACTAACGCTGGAAACACAGACAGCACCAATAGCGATGCCAGCTGGCTGGTCCAGTGTACTACCAATGGTGCAAACTATACTGTGATATCACGGTCTTTGGAATATTTCTTTGGCAGCGTGGCAGAAACAAGATTTTTCTTTTACACCAGCGAACCAATTTATGACAGTCGCACTGGCACTGTGATCAGAGACTATGTAAATGTACTCAAAATCAATTCGCAACCAGATACAAATAATCCATTACCCGATGATACTGTATTGCCTATCATTGCTCAACCGGTCTTAACAGATGGACTCACTGATGATTTCCAAGTAGTGGTCAGCTTCAATACCAGACCTGGAAGTACTATTCCAGTAAACCCCGACTTCTTTGACGATCTTGTTGCTCCGGGTGTAGATGCCAATAACAAATTGGTATTCTTCCAACAGACTGTGGACTTTGACAATTTACAAAGATATCTTTTGGTGCAAAATGGCATAGTCAATAGCACATATCCCACACAGGCCACGATCTTGTTAGTGTTGGACCAATACAATATAGGACAGGTATTTTATGCCTATGCCCAATATCCCACACAGGTTATCACAGATCAGATCTTTTATACCTTGACATTAAACAGTGCTGGTAACAGAACACTCACAGTCAATACCACCTATGTGGCCAGGATTGGTCGACAAGATTTGTATTTCCAGTATAGACATAACAGTCCGCTGACCAATCGTATTGACCCTGGCAGCACAAATATCATTGACACTTATGTGGTCACTAACGAATATTATACCGCATATCAAAACTGGCTCAAGGACGTGACCGGCACAGTCGCAGAACCAAGCCCACCGACCTTGGACGAATTGACCACGGCTTATGCAGGTCTTGACACTTACAAAATGATTTCAGATAACTTGATTATAAATTCAGTTGACTTCCAACCGTTATTTGGTCGCAAAGCTGATACTGCACTACGGGCCATCATCAAGGTCATACAAAATGCTCAAAGCACAGCCAGCAACAGTGAGATACGCAATCTTGTGGTGGCCACAATGGAAACTTATTTTGATTTGGCCGCATGGAACTTTGGAGATACATTTTACTTTTCCGAGCTCGCAGCCTTTATACATCAACAGATTGGAGACGTTGTAAGCAGCGTGGTGCTAGTACCACTAGATCCACAAAAGAGCTTTGGTGACTTGTATGAAATAAGATCTGCTCCAAATCAAATATTTGTCAATGGTGCCACAGTCAACGACGTTGAAGTTATTACTGCACTCACCAGCACAAATTTACAAACTGCACCTGGTAGTGGAGTAATTTAATGGCCAACAATGTACGCTCAGTAGACTTCCTTCCAGAGATATTCCAAACTCCGGTCAACAAACAATTTTTAGCTGCCACACTGGATCAGTTAATACAAGAACCTGCATTTAAAAAGAGCCAAGGATTTATTGGCCGTCGTATCGGTCCCGGAGTAAATGCCAATGATCGTTACGTGATAGAACCCACACAAGTACGCAATCAATATCAGTTAGAGCCGGGTGTTTGCCAAATCAATCCTGACAATACGCATCAGGTTGTTGATGCTATCACTTATCCGGGAATCAATGATGCACTAGCTTTGCAAGGTGCTGTGGTCGATAATCCGTCTGACTTGTACAAGAGTGATTACTACACGTGGGATCCATTTGTTGACTTTGACAAGTTCATAAACTATGCCCAGTATTACTGGATTCCAGACGGTCCTGATGCTGTCACAGTCAGTGCCACTGGTATTCCTTTGGTACAGACCTTTACAGTGACCCGGAACAATGGATATTACACATTTTCGGGAGTGCGTGGTAACAATCCCAATTTGATATTGGCTCGTACTGGTACTTACAATTTTAACATAGCACAAAATGATCAAGCTTCGATTCAGTACCGTGTCACAAACAACGGCACTACTGCCTGGGTCATTGACTTTGACAGCAACCCAACTTTAAGTTTAGTACGAGGTAACACTTACACATTTAATCTGTCGTTAACAGCACCGTTGCCATTTTACATCAAGACAGAACTCAGCTTTGGATCAACCAATCAATACAACGATGGCGTCACACGCAATGGCGCTGTGACAGGCTTGATCACATTTACAGTTCCACAGGATGCTCCCGATACCTTATACTATTGCAGTTCAACCGAATACAACATGCGGGGACAATTCAATATCATTGATGCTGATCCCGGAACAGGTCCAGGATTTTGGATACAGACCAATCCTGGCGTCAGTGGTACAGTACCAGCAACTCCTAATATCAGCAGTAGAAATGTGTATGGCGTCACCAATAACGGCACCGATCTTGGCACTATAACTTTTGATGTTCCTACTCCCGTGGCACAAAGTTACTATTACAATTTGCCCTACATTGGATCAATTCCAAATCAACAGTCGGGTACTGTGGATTTAATTACCACATTGGACTTTGATCAAATTAATGGTGTGCCAGCGGCAACCTTTTTTGAACAAAATCCTTCTGGTATTGACGGGGTCAGCAACATTGAAAATCGTACTCTAGTATTTGATCCCACTGATAACCAATCAAATTCAGTATGGTTGGTACGCATCGTCGATGTTGGCGGAACACCCACTATACAATTGACAAACATTTTACCAATAGTCAATCTTTCACAGTTTGCTGTGTTGTTTGGTGTGGAATATGCCAGCACACGCTGGTACAAAGATGGCTCTGGATTGATCGTGTTGATGCCGGCCTTGACAGCCACACGAGAGTTGTTGTACTATCAAGACGGCACAGATCCAAACCTGTTTGGCACAATAGAATTGGTTGACATAGCCGAAGATGCTGTGTTAAATGTAGCAGACATCGTTGACAGACAAAATTATACCAGTCCTAACGGAGTGACATTTACAAATGGATTAAAAGTTTTATTTGCTGGAACTACAGCTCCTGCCAGTTACTCAGGCAATGAATACTATGTCGAAGGCGTGGGCACAGCTATAAAATTATTACCAGTAACAGATTTTGTAACTCCTGAGACTTACATAACAGATACACCCGTGGTGCCAGATTATCTTACTATCAATCGAGCTGATCGAGATCTAAATGCCTGGACCCGTAGCAATAGATGGTTCCACATCGACGTGATCAATCTTTCAGCTGAGTATAACAATACTGTACCAGTGCTGGATCAATTGGCCCGCGCCAGACGACCAGTGTTGGAATTCAGGGCCGGCACACGATTGTTTAATTTTGGTACTGAAGCAGTACAACCCATCGACATAATAGATTTTTCACAGACTGATGCACTACGAACAGTGAATGGCACCATTGGATTTAGTACCGACGGATACACCTTGGTCGACGGAAGTACTATTGTGTTTGCCGGCGACGAAGATGCCGCTGTACGCAACAAAATTTATCAAGTGGAATTTATAACGCCCGACACAGTTGCGCCTTTGATCGCCCAACCCGTGATCAATCTAGTTCCAATCGTGACTGTGGTCTATGATCAAAACACTGTGTCCTTGAACGGTACTGTTTCCAAGGGACTTGAGTATTACTTTGACGGGGTATATTGGATAAAAGCGCAACAGAAAACCAAAGTAAATCAAGCACCACAGTTTGACATCTATGATGCCAATGGTATAAGTTTTGGCAATCTTGACACATATCCAAGCAGCAACTTCACTGGCAGCAGCCTATTCAGTTATGCTGTTGGCACAGGATCAAACGACGAAGTGCTGGGATTTCCATTGAGTTATCTCAATTTGGCCAACATCGGTGACATCGTATTTGCCAACAATCTGTATGCGGACAGCTTTACCTATACCACAGACAGCCAAGGTATCACGGTTGCGCTCAGCACAGGATTCGTACGACAGTATTCAACAAGATTAATATACGAACGCGAAATTGGCTGGCAAAATGCCATAACACAAAGCCAGATAAGACAACAGTTTAGATTTGTCTATGATGGTCGGCCTTTGCAGTTAGACATAGCCGTGAACGCTAATACAACAGTTCCAGCTGTGCAAATATTTGTCAATGCAAACTTTTTAGAACCATACAATACCACGACTGGCACTTATAATTATACCTACACCACGACCAGTAACACCACCAGTATCACTCTACAACGGCCGTACGTGATTGGCGATGTGATAGAGATACAGGTCTTGAGTGATCAGATCAGTGCCACAGCATTTTATCAAGTGCCTGTCAACTTAGAGAACAATCCATTCAATGGCAACAGCCAAGAATTTACTCTAGGTACCGCAAGAAATCATTATAGCACTATTGGACAAAATCTTATCGGTCTTGAAGGACCAGTTATTGGATCCAACAACAGTCGTGACCTGGGCAATCTTGTTCCGTATGGCTTGCAGATACTGCAACAAAGTGCCCCGCTTACCTTGACTGGATATTTTTTACGAAGTGAAGAATATAACATTTTCAATGCCTTGCAGTTTAACAGCAGAGAGTATATCAAATTTAAATCGTTGTTGTTGAATACCGCAATTTCAAATGACTTTGTCAATATGACTGTGCCTGAAATTGTAGATCAGTCGATTGCTATTATCAATGCCGGCGACACTAGTATCAGTCCATTTTATTGGAGTGATATGTTGCCCACCGGAACAACAGTTGCATCAAACTCAACCACAGTAAATCCGATTACTTCATCAAGATTTAACACTGTACAAACTTATGACTTTGCTAAGTCCAATTATTTGGGATTGTTGGTTTACATCAATGATCGATTGCTCGTACGTGGAACAGAATATGTGGTTGGCGACGGGACTCCAACCTTGACCATTTTGATTCCACTTGTTGTGGGAGATGTTGTCACCATTAACGAATACAATCCTACTTACGGAAATTTTGTACCCAACACTCCAACCAAGATGGGCTTGTACCCCAAATATATTCCACGCATCTATATCAGCCGAGACTATGTAAAACCCACACTAGTGATACAAGGACATGATGGCAGCATCACTGTAGCATTTGGTGACATCAGAGATCAGGTACTGTTAGAATTTGAAACCAGGATTTACAGCAATCTTAAAACAGACGGCAATCCTGTTCCGATCACGATCGAAGAAGTCCTGCCTGGATTCTTCCGCACCACAGATTATACCGAAGCTGAAATAACACAGATCCTGGGCCAAGACTTTTTGATCTGGGTGGGTCTAAACAAACTAGATTATACAGCACAAGATTATTTGCCTAACAATCCATTTACCTACAACTACAGCACAGCCGGTAATAGAATAAACGGTCAAGTACTAGACCAAGGAGCATGGCGTGGCATATACCGTTATTTCTACGATACAATGTCTCCTAGCACCACACCATGGGAAATGTTGGGCTTTACTGAAAAACCCTTGTACTGGGAAGAACGCTACGGTCCTGCACCATATACCAGTGACAACCTGATATTGTGGGGCGATCTTGAACAAGGTCTTGTGGCAGATCCTGTGGCACCGTACATCAAACCTAACTTTGCCAGACCCGGACTTACCACAGTTATTCCGGTCAACGGACTAGGAGAATTATTACCTCCGCTCACCAGCGTGGTGGGTTTGTACAATCCCAATGACTTCCGCAAGAGCTGGGCAGTGGGCGATGGTGGACCAGTTGAAGCATCATGGTGGATGAGCAGCAGTTATCCATTTGCAGTGATGCGCCTGTTGGCATTAACAAGACC